CTTACATCATTATTTGCATATTTTAAGAATACTGAAGAGGGTTCACGTAAATTAGCTATTGCTATGGAAGCCCTAGGTATCATAACTGGTAAAGTTATGGACTTCTTTGCCGCATTAGGTGAAAAGATAGTATGGGCCTTCACGTCGCCTAAGGAAGCGCTGATGACATTTATGAATCTGGTTAAAGAGAATATCATTAACAGGTTCGAAGGTCTCTTAGAACTAGTCCCTAAGCTTGGTGAGGCGATCTCATTACTATTTAAAGGTAAGTTTAGTGCAGCTGGTAAAGTAGCCGCAGATGCCGTAGGTAAAGTAGTACTTGGAGTAGAAGATGTTACAGATAAAGTGGCAAGTGCTACAGAATCTGTTATTGAGTTTGGTAAGACTGTAGTTGCAGAAGTAAAAGAGGCAGTAGAAGTAGCTGGACAATTAGTAGATCAATTTAGAGGTATTAGAGATGCACAACAGAAACTGATAGTTGATAATGCCCTACTAAACAAAGAAATGGAGACTCAGCAGAAAATAGCTGAAGATACTAATAGAACTTACGAAGAAAGAAAGGAAGCACTAGAGAAAGTAGGAGAAGCACAAGTAAAATTAGCAGAAAACTTAGCAGAACAAGCCAGGTTAGAAGAGGCAAACCTAAGATTACAAATTTCACAAGAAAGTAACTACGAAAAGCGTGAAGAACTAGAAACTTCACTTGCAGAAGCAATTGCTACTAGAATAGATGCAGAAACTGCGCTAGAAACACGTAGATTAGATGCACAGCGTATTACTGCAGAGTTAGAGAACGAAGAAATAGCTAGAAAACAGACTATTAGAGATAAACTGGCTGAAATGGAGCTAGAAGACATAGAAAATGAGTTTGCAAGAGCACAGGCCGAGTTAGAAGCCGCACAAATTAAAGATCTAGAAGAATTAGATAGATTAAAGGCTACAGAAGCAGAAAAAGATAAAGTAAGAGAGTTTTATAGCGGTAAAACTAAGAAACTAAAGAAAGAAGAAGCAGACTTTGAGAAGTTAATGCAAAAACAAGTTTCTGACGCTAATTTACAAGTGGCTAGCCAAGCCTTAGGAGCTGTAGCTCAATTAGTTGGTGAAAACAGTACAGCTGGTAAAGCTGCTGCAATTGCTGCCACAACCATTGACACATACTTAGGTGCACAGAAAGCTTATACCTCACAGTTAATACCAGGAGATCCTACCTCGCCTATACGAGCGGCTATTGCAGCCGGTGTAGCAGTTGCAGGTGGTCTTGCTAACGTTGCAGCTATTGTAAAAACTAAAACACCAGGTACTGGCGGTGGTGGAGGCGGTTCTACACCTAGTAGACCAACTATCCCACAATTTGATCCAACTGCCGGATTAGCACAAGCAGCAGGTGATGTAGACATTGATAATCAAGTAGGTCCGGACTCAGTAGGAACAGGTGCTAGCCAACCTGTAATTAGAGCCTATGTAGTTGCAGAAGAAATGACAACACAACAAGAGGCTGACGCAAAAATTAATGACCTAGCAAGGTTGTAAGATACATACATTATGAAGAAAATAGTAGAACTTTTAATTGATTGGGATGAAATGGACTTCGATGACTTAGGCGTCGATGTAATGTCAATCGTAGATAAACCAGCAATCGGTATAGATTTCTTAGCATTTAGTGAAGAGAAGTTTGTAGAACGTAATCCTGGAGAGTCAGAAAATGATTTTATTGGTAGATGTATACCAGTATTAAAAGGTGAAGGCTATGACGACGATCAAGCTGCTGCTATTTGTTACGACTCATTTGAGTGTGAAGACTGCTTTGACCTAGACGACGCATGTTGGCCTGGTTATGAAGCAATTGGTATGAAAGACAAAGGTGGTAAGAAAGTACCTAATTGCGTGCCAATAGAAAATCACGCATTAAGACAAGAATTTGACCAAGAAAAAGCTTGGGCAATGGTAATAGAAATGGCTGAAGAACTAGGAGAGACAGTTGACTATGAAAAGGCTATTTACGTAGACACTACTAAGACTAACTTTGAGAACATTGGTGATTATGTTAAAGGAATAGGTGCTTTAGATATTTTAGGTCGTCAAGGCCTAGATAACGAGCCAGAGACTAAGTACAGATACGCTGGTTCACTAGCAGCACAAAGAAACTTCTGTAAAGCTATGGTTAGAATGAATAAACTGTATACTAGAGAAGAAATTAACGAAATGAACTCTAGAATTAATACAGGATTTAGACACAGAGGTCAATCCTACAGTATTTTTGATTTTAAAGGCGGCGTTAACTGCAATCATTACTGGGAAGAACTAGAAGTTTACAAAGACGGTAGAGAAACTGTTATTATGTCAAAAGGTAGAGCATCAGGTAGAGCAGGTCAAGTAGCGTCAAGTTCTAATGACTACTGGAGATACCCTGGTACATTCGCATTCTCATCTGATGACGAGATGATCGTAACAGGACCAGCAATGGTACCTCAACAACTAATCCTAAGAAAAGATGAGATGGGTAATCCATTTCACGTATACTTTAGTAAAGATACTATAAAAAAGATTGCTAGAAAGTTCTTTGAGTATAACAAACAAAATAATACCGATATAAATCATGACGATAACATCAGTACTTCTAATACTCTGCTTGAGTCTTGGATTGTGGAGGACCCAAAGATGGACAAATCGACATCTATGGGCTTTAATGTTCCAGCTGGAACGTGGATGGCTTCATATAAGATCAATAATGAAGAGACTTGGAAACAAATTAAAAACGGAGAGCTTAACGGTTATTCAATCGCCGGTAACTTTCTTGAAAAAGCTGCTAAACTATAATGGACGAAATCAAAGACTCAGTTGCGAATGCAACAACACTTGCGGGAGCGGGAGCTGTAATTGTAGACTGGAACATGGTCATGACAATGGCTCTACTTGCAACAGGGATAATTCTGAATGTTGCAAGAATAATTGAGATAAGACGTAGAAAGAAAAAAGAGGACTAAATAGCCCTCTTTTCTTTATGAAAAATCAAAAATGGTAGATTAACCCTCTACCAGGGGTGTATCTTCTAAAGTACCTTCACTCATAATTACACTATCTTCATCAATAATTTGGAAATGACCATAGCTATTACCATTTACTTGTAACATTTCTGGATAGTCTATAACATAGACGTGTAATTTGATTTCCCAATCGTCACCATCTAGGTACCAATGAGCTAATTCGTAATTAGTAATGTTACTAACAATTCCTTTTTCTTTTTGTTCTTTTATTAGAGGGAATACTTGTTCTACAAAAGACAAACATTCGAATGTTGGCATGTCTTCTGGTTTATCTTGGATTTTTAAAGAATCCATAAACTTGTTAAAATCTTTGTTCATTATTATTATATTTTAAGTTATTACATACCTTATATAAGGCTTTTCCACTTTGTTTCCATTTTTTTGGAAAAAGAATTGAAATCATCAATAAGATGACTACTATTTGTCCTAGTCCTACCATTATGATATATCTAATTTTAAACACATTAGATTGTATAATTCCTGACTAGACTTAATTACATTAAGCTCTGATTGTCTAATAATAGCTTTGTTACGTTGCCAGATCGTTGGCGATATTCCAAGCTCATCCCACCCATGAAAATGATAAGTTTTTTCACCAAACATAGGTTTAGTAAATGGATTTAAAAGAAAGTTTTTCTCTTTTAATAGGTGTACTTTTGTTGAATTTTGCATAATTTTTATAGTTTTAATGATTAATATACTACTAATATACAAAATTCCGGTGACATAAAAAAATATTTCGCGGTTTATTTTCAAAAAAGTTTTACAACATGTAAAAATCAGGTCTAACCATGCGTATTGCACCTCGCTCCGCTAGATCTCTTAATTCCCATTTACAGTCTTCTTTAGTTTGGCTAGTAGCCTTCTGAAAATAGTTGAAGTGTTTAGGCTCTTCAGCTTTTCTAGCTTTATAGCAAATCCTTAATATAATTAATTGTGTACTTGTGATCTGGCCATTGAATTTGGCTTTTTGTACAGCTTTCATGTAATCACTAAGTGTGGGTAGTTTGATAAGTTCCATATTACTTTATTTATTATACTTATTATACAGACTTCTGTCAATTTGTTTCAGATACATATTTCTAAGTGTCAGGCATAGGTCTGATTAAACTAAATAAACTTATACAGTATATGACAGTCGCAAACGCAATTAGCAAGCTACGAGTAATGCTCGGCGCTGCTACTGAAGAAGTTAAAGAAGTTGTGGAAACTAAAATGGCGGAGGCTACTTTAGTTGATGGAACAGAAGTGTACACTGAAGGTGAATTACAAGCAGGAGCAATCTTATTTGTAAGAGCTGGAGAGGGTGCATCAGAAGATCCATTCGCGCCGGAAGGCAAACACGAAACAACTGATGGTTTATTAATCACTGTAGGTGAATCTGGTGAAATTACTAACGTTGAAGAAAAAGGCTCTGAAGAGTCAGTATCTGAAGCTGAAGAATCTTTCGAAGAGGAAGAAGAAGTAATTGTAAAAGAAAAAGATTTTGACGTAGAAGGGTTACTGGAAGGTATCGCTGGTATGTTAGAGCCTTACACTGAAGAGATTAAAGAACTTAAAGAAGAACTTAGTGTTTTAACTTCAAGATTTAACGAAGTTGCAGATGAACCTGCAGCAAAAAAGGTTGCCAACACCTTCTCACAAGAGGCACAAAACAGAGCTACTACAGCTGAAGCAAGATTTGAAAGACTTGTATCATTAAGAAAGAGTAGAAAATAAACCAAACAATTAAAAACAAAAACTAAATTATGGCATTTGATTTAACAGCGCTAAACGCGTGGACCGACGAAACTAGTCAAGATTTAATTGCAAAGGCAGTATTAGAAACAGACCTTATGTCTTATGTAGACTTAAGATCAGGACTTTCTGCTGGTACAGTAGCAATTAACTTAATGGACGGTGACTTAAACGTTGCTGACCTTGCATGTGGTTGGAACCCTTCTGGTAATGTAGATTTCTCACAAGTAGATATCACTATCAGAGACAAACAAGTAAAAATGGACTTATGTCCAGAAGACCTTAGACAATACTGGTTAAGCCAGAGAATGTCTGCGGCAGCAAACCAAGAGAGTGTACCTTTCGAAGAAGTAATCGCTGATTACTACGTGAAAAGAATCTCTAAATATAACGAAGCTTACCTAATTGACGGTGACGGTACTGGAACTGGTATTAAAGACCAAGTAACAGCAGCTAACGGTGCTACTTTATCTGCAGCTCCAGCAGCATTCACACTAGCTAATGCAGTAGAGCAAGCGTTAAACATCTTTGATGCAATCAACGAAGCATCTAAAGACAGAGACGATCTAATTATGATCATGTCTCCAGCTAACTTTAATACTCTAAGAAGAGCATTAGTTGCACAAAACTATTACCACTATGACCAAGGAGACGGACGTTCTTTCGAACTTCCAGGTGCTAACATCACAGTAGTTAAAACTTCAGGTTTAACTGGTTCTGATTACGTAGCAGCAGGTCCTTCTTCAATGATTGTAGCAGGTACAGGTTTAGAAGATGACATGTCAACAGTACAGTTCTTTTTTGACAAAGGACAAGATGTTGTAAAATTCATCGCTAAATGGAGATTAGGTGTAGCCGTATCTCAGGTAGATCAATTCGGTACAAACGGATTAGCATAATTCAATAACTAAGGCCTTCGGGCCTTAGTTTTAACTAAAAAAACAAAGTATAAACTATGGCATGTAGCAATTTAACAGCAGGGTTTACTCTAGATTGTAACGACTCTAACGGTGGTATTGATAAGATCTTTATCGCTAACGGACCAGTTGAATCTATTACACAATCCTCAGGAACTATCTCAGCAATTACTGTTGGTGGTTCAGCCCTTGTACCTGGTGACTTCTTTGATTTTGACGTTCCAAGACAAACTAGTTCATTTACCGAAACTATAAATGTATCTCAAGAGAATGGTACTGTATTTTATGACCAAGCTCTTACAATGATATTCAACAAAATGGAAGCTGCTAAGAGAGATCAGATTTTACTGATGGCTCAAGCAACTGATATGGTTGTAGTATTTAAAGACAACAACGATAAGTACTTTAGCGTTGGTGTTGAAAGAGGTGCATTCATGACAGCAGGTTCATCAGTATCTGGTACCGCTTACGGTGACAGAAACGGATATGAATTAACAATTTCTGGAATGGAAGAATCTCCATCATTTGAAGTTACTGGTAGTATCGTCGAGGCTTAATAATCGACACTATTATATAAACAAGAAAGAGACCTTAACGGGTCTCTTTTTTTTTGAATTACAACTTGTAGTCTTTTTATATTTCTAAGTAGAAACACACATTATACAGTATGACGACAACGATAACAGCAGAAGAAGCATTCTTTTTCATTAATAATCCTACTTCAGCACTAGATCTTAACGACACATTCACGCTTAAGTCACAATATTCACAAGAAATACTAGTAACTGTAGCATCTGGTGACTGGTCAATTGTTAGCGAAAACTCAAGATACGCAGAATTTATGGTAGACTTACCAACAGATTTTGAAGATAAACACTATAATGGTTATTATACATGGGCATTAGGTCCTTATACTGACATTGTAAAAATAATTACAAAGCCTGGAGGTGATACTGGTACGGTTGATTATATCTCAGATAACGAGAACCGTGAGGCAGATACATACTTTAGACCAAATTATTAAAACATAATATGAGAAACACAAACCCAGAAGGATTATATAGTATTAAAGGTAGCAAATTCGAAGCGCTAGACTTACCTGTAATCCAAGAACAAAGAGGAAAAGACTACATTAAGTTTGGTATAGATAATCTATTCCCACAGCAACTAATCGGCTTATACGATAGTTCTGCAATGAATCACACATGTATTGACGCTATTAGAGACGGTATCTTTGGAGAAGGTATTAAAGATTATGGTGGAGAATATATTAACACTGATGGAGATACTATTGACGAGATATTCTCTAGAATCAGTTTAGACTACACATTATTTGGTGGTTACTCACTAAACATTATATGGAATAAAGAAGGTACAAGAATAGCAGAGATTTACCACCTTCCATTTGCAAACGTAAGATCAGGCAAGCCAGATGAAGAAGATAACATACATAGTTACTACTATTCATCTGATTGGTCACAGATCAGAAAATATAAGCCAGTAGAATATAAAAGTTATGATCCAACTGATACAAAGAAAGATAGCGCAAGTCAAATCTATTATTGTAAAAACTACAACCCAGGTCAAGAGATCTATCCTTTACCCGCTTATATTGGTGGTGTTAATGATATTCAGCTTGATGCGAGGGTGTCTAGGTTCCATAACGCAAACATCTCTAATGGACTCGCACCAAGTATGTTCGTCCAGTTCAGAAACGGAATACCAAATCCAGAAGAACGTAGAGATATTTATAGAGAAATAGAAGATACATTCAGTGGAGAAGAGAATGCTGGTAGATTCTTCTTGGCTTTTTCTGAGCCAGGTAAAGAACTGCAGGTGACACCAATCGAGAATGCTAACGACGACTACTACTTGACACTCGAACAAAGAATCACGTCACGAATCCTTACTGCACACCGTATTACTTCTCCACTTCTTTTAGGTATTAAAGATGGTGCAGGCTTTTCTAGTAACTCAGACGAGATCATTACATCTTACTCACACTTTATGAATACTGTAGTAAGACCTAAACAATCTAAAATTATTGATACATACGGTTATATTCTAAGTCTTGCAGGTTTTAATGTTAAACTAGAAGTAGAGCCAGTACCAATGATAATCGGAACTGAAGCAGATGATCCTGCTTTACAAGAAGATATAACAAACATAGCAAACGACTAATATGGCAAATACAGCATTACTGGTATCAGAACAAAGAATGAAACAATGGACTCAGTTAGACGACAATGTTCGTATGAATGAGATTACTCCATTTATTATACAGGCACAAGACATTTACATGCAGGCTACTTTAGGTACTAAATTATACAATAGACTTAAAGCAGGTGTAATTGCTGATGATTTAACAGCTGATGAGAAGACATTGCTTAATGACTACATTGGGCCAACTCTAATGCAATATAGCCTGTATTTAATGTTACCAAGCATTAAGTATAAGATAGCTAACCAGGGCATACTGAATGGTACCACAGAAGAGACTTCACCTACTACGCTAGATGAATTACAATATATTAGACAATCAACATTAGATACTGCAGAATTTTACAATAAAAGATTAATCAAATTCTTTTTTGATAATCCAAGTATGTTTGCAGATTATACGAACCCAGGTACTGATGGGATGACACCAGATAAATCTAATCCTTATTTTAGCGGATTAGTAGTACCACACTCAAATTTAAGATATTATGAAGAGAAATACGGAAACTGTTCGGACTGCGGTCCTTCCACGACAATCGTCGGCGACTAAGCAGAATATTAAAAAACTAAAAGTTGCTCTTAAGAAATTAAACAACTCTAACTAAAATTATATTTCTAAGTAGATGGATATAAAATCAGTAACTAAAGACTACGTAGAATGTGCCTCAGGCGGTGCAGTAACAGCTCCTAATAATGGTAGTTGGATTTCTGCATACGCAATTTATTTAGGCGCTACAACCATTGTGAATGGCTCGTGGTTACAAACATTATGTTACCAATTAGGTGTAACACAACCAGTAAATAGCTCATGGGTTATTGCCTTAGCTAATTATTATAGTATAGGTGCACCAGAGAATGGTTCATGGTGGTATGCAATTGCTGATCATGCTTGTAATGGTGGAGCACCAGCTAATCCATGTACTTGGGGAGGTAATCAAAATAACTTTGGTGTAGAAACAAGAGTGTGGTCTTCCACTTCACCTTGTGCAGCACCGCCAGTTCAAGTATTATGGGAAGGCGCCAGTGATAACTGGGAAGCAGAACCAGATAACTGGGAATCAATATAAAATTAAAAAAGAGATAATATGGCTCAATTAACAGGAAATCCAATCCAAAGTTCATACCTTGGATTAATTAAAACAAACGATAACGCTGCTATTGGCGGCTCAAGTAAAGCACTATCAGACGGAGCTGGTAATGCTATTAACATGGAAATTGGTACAGGAGCTATTAAGTTCCCATCAGGTACTGTAGATTTCACAGGTTCAACTGTGCAAGGTTTACCAAGTGGTGGTGGTACAGTTTCTTTTTATGGAACTCCATGGACATTAAGTACACAAGCTGCTGCGGATTTAGTATACGAAACTTTTACGATTCCAGGTGGTACATTTACTACTGGTGATATAATAGAAATTAGTACACTAGAATATAGAGACGGTTTAAATAACTGGGGTTATTCATCATTATGGATTTCAGATACAGCACAAACAGTAGGTCAAGCTCCTGCAGGTGGTGCTAATAACTTCTCATTGGCACAAAAACAATCACCTAGCTCACGTTTGAATGTTTATTACAATAAAAGAATGTTTATTAAATCTAATGGAACTATGTTTATGCCTATTGCAGGTACAAACAACGTAACTGCTGAAAACTCTTCAGATCCAACAGAAACATATAACATTAACTGGGCTAACGATCAGTATTTCTACTACCAATTATGGAATGATTCAACGACTGGTACTTATACTACAAGTGGAACTTTTCTTAGAAAATTAAACTAATACTATGAGCGGATACGTAAAATATATAAACGACGAAGACGGTAACATAATTAGAGTACCGGATGAAGAGAGAAACATCTCTGAGATCGAAAGAATAGAAAAAGAAATAGCTGCATTAGAAGTAGAGCTTGCAGCCTTAAAATTAGAAAACGAATAATATGGCTTCATTACAAAACGAACAAATAGATCAGTCGTATCAAGGGCTGATTAAAACAGCAAATAATACAAGTGCTGCACCATTTCCACCTGTAAAACTACAATACGGAGACGGTACAGAGTTACCTATCTCTATTGGTGATGGTACAGGTATAGGTGTTGGTGACATTGTCACACTTGCATCAGGTACTAGATCAATCAATCTTGACTCAGCGAATTTAGCTTTAACTGGTGTAACATTTGTAGATGCCCTAGCAGGTACTACGAATATATCTAATGGTACGTATGAATTTGGTCTAGGTTTTCCTGGAGCACCAGCAACTAACGTAGACTTTACAAACGCTGCTGAAGTATCAGCTCATCAAATTGATATTAAAGGTGACGGTACTGATGCTGGTAAATTAAAGTTATACTGTGAAGATGCAGGAGGAGCACACAACGTAACACTAGAAGGACCAGCACACGCAGGTGGTCAAACATATACACTAAAATTACCTAACGTACAGTCAGCAGGTACACAAATACTAGAGGCTGATAGTTCAGGTAACTTATCATGGATCGACACACCATCAGGTGGCGGAGGTGCTGAAGCAGCTTACGGCATGTATGGTGGTTCTGGTATGAAAGGTGCAATACAATACAACGGATCAAGTGGTGGTCTGGACTACAAGAGTACAATTGCTACAACAGGCTATAGTACAACAGGTATTAATAATGGCGCTGATTGGGCTTCATACACTATTGCTGGTGTACAACCAGGTGATACAATTAAAGAGATTGAATTCGGTACATCTACAAACAATGTTGCAGGTGATGAAGTACGTGTAGCACTTTACGATGTAGCTGTGAATGCTGACGGTCTACTTTATCTAAACGATAAATTACTTGATGTAGGTACTGTTGATGTATCTACATACGGTGCTCATAATATTACACTAGCTACACCGTTTACAATGCCAAGTGGAAAAGTAAATAGTCAAGTTGCTTTTGTTTTCCAACCTAGTGCAGCTTCAATTGGATTAACACACTGGGTAAATGCAGTATGGAATGGTAATGGCGTAGATCCAGCTGGTCAAACACCTTATAGAGCAATGTCAATATTTGTTAAACCAGGTAATACAGCGGGTCAGGCACTACCTGCATCTATTGGAGATACATCTGTAGCAAATAATGTTGCTTATGGAGCACAAACTAATTCACACGTATACGTGTTATACAGATAAAAATTAAATACAATTATTATGTCAAAATTAACAAAGAATAGAACTAAGTGGATTTCAGACGGTGAAGGTAATTTAACTTTCGTTGAAACTGAAGTAATCACACAAGATATAGATGCTGAGATTGCTGGTAAAGAAGAGCAGTTACTATCTGTATACGAAGAAATAGAAGCACTAAAAGCACTAAAAGATTCAGAGTAAATCTGAAACAAAATTATATAGCGATATATAATAGGTAAGATTAGTTTAATTAATTAATTTTGCCAAATCGTGAATATTGTTTTTAACTTTATATCATGGTTGTTTATTTTATTATTTTATTATATTAGAAGGGTCCTCATTCGAGGGCCCTTCGGCCTTTTATAGGAATCCGACTTTTTTCTGAAACTTAGACGATATATAACATATAACTAAATATAAATAAACATTATGAATACAGAAGAAAGATGGGAACATTTCCACACAACTAAGACTGGAGGACCACATAGAAAGGCCGGTAGAGAACGATACTGGTGGATCTCAGACGAGGGTAACGTAAAGGTAACTAATAACTATAACGAAGATATTAGATGGGTTAGCGTTAGTCTAACAGGCGGTCACGAGGGTAGTAGATATGCTGCCTTAAGTAAAAACGACTTACCAAGCAAATACGTACATAGATTAGTAGCAATGTACTACTGCGACAATCCTTTTAACACTATTGATAGAACTATTAACGTAGATCATGTAGACGGTAATAAGATGAATAATCACTACACGAACCTACAGTGGGTTACATCGAAAGAGAATAACGCAAGATGGAGAGCACGTAGAGCCGCTGGTGAAGAAACACCTACAAGTCAAGAGATAGTAAGAGTATGGACAAGAGCAGAGACAGATGCAATTATTATTAGTCTATATGAATCTGGTCTTAGTACTCCACAAATAAGAGAGAGACTTGGTCTTACACAAGCTAGAGTTTGGCGTCCTGTTAGAGATTATCGTAAAGCTAATGGTCTTGTAGGTAAACGTAGTAAAAGTGAAACAATGGACTCTGAGTCCATATAATAATAAAATAATATAATATGAAACAAACATTTACACAAATTCCAGATAACTGGAATGCACTAGACTTAGAATCTAGATTTATCTTAGCTTATATGTTAAGATACCAAGACAACGGTAAGCAATACTTTGCTAAAATAGAAACCTTTTGTAAAACTAGTGGCATACACCCTAAGACATATCAAAGACGTGTTAAAGCATTAAAAGATGCTGGCGTAATTAAAATAGTTGGTTATATTCAAAATGCAATACCTATCTATAAAGTAGATAAAAATGAAGCTGATTTTGTAGGTGAACATGGATTGGTCAAATCGTCTATGGACAAAACGTCCACTATGACTGGACAGAACGTCCATACTGATAAGACAATATGTCCACCTAGCAAGGACGATATGTCCACCTCGATAGGACAAAGTGTCCAGCATACCATACAAGGTACCAGACAAGTTACCAAAGAAAATACTAAAGAAGAGTACCAACCTGAAAACTCTTCATTTGAATCTTTTAAAAATAATAAAAAGAAGAAGACTGAATACTTAGATGGTACTGATCTTGCGTTATTCGCTAAAACGTTAGATTGATAAATATAATATGGAAATAGAAATTAAAGTACCTGAATGGGTAAACACCGACGATGAAGGCATCTGTATGTTATTTTCGTTCTTACGTAGAATTACAATAGAATACCAGTTAACAGGTAAACCGTTAGATGTATACGGTACTGACATTAGACGTATATGTAATTTTGAAGTTAATAACGTACATGACTACATAATGAACTATGTTGATATTAAATATTGTAAGATAGCTAAATTGTCAAGAGAACATTTTGTATTCTATATGAAAAATATTAAAACAGGTGTAAAGACAGTTACGTTAAAAGAACATTCATCCCATGTAAGATGGGCATACCTAATGGGATGTAGTAACTATAACTTATTAGAAGAAGATAGTGTTAGCTTAAGTAGAGAGCGTAGACCACATTACACACCTATGTATAAAATGGATAGAGAACTGTTTACGTTTACTAGTAGAAGCAGACAATGATAGCCATGAAAAGAAAAGCCTGGAAGATAATAGGAGTTTACTTTAAAGCAGATGAAGATACTCGTCAAGGCTTTCGTGATATTATGTTAGAGAAATACTTAGACGAGAGTATGAATGATGTAGAAGAGGCGTTAGCCTTAATGTCATTTAGATACGAAATCGCATTACGCGAAGAAGCATACGAAGAGTGTGCTATAATGAAAGATATATTTGACTACTTTGAATACGACCCTAAATAACTTTATTACCGATAGCTATGATAAGATACATAAGATGGCTGGAAATATATGTAAGAGCAGAGATAGCAAAGATGATCTATGTCACTATGCTATAGAAAAGTTTATGCTACATGAAAGAGCAGTAGAACTGGTAGAAAAGAAGCAGGCAATGTTATTCTTAAGTGGTATCATGTGGAGAAGCTGGCATAGTACTACATCACCATATCATAAACTATATAGACAATCCGGTAGAGTACATGAGTTATATGATAGTACATACGAAAAACTATGTAAAGAGTGGGCTGATGAAGACTATGATATAGAATGGGATTTAAAGATAGAATCAATACAGGGTATCATGGAAGATATGGAAGCAGATACAATAGAACAGTGGTTTAGAGTTAAACTATTTCAAATGTGGTTAGCAGAGCCAAACTATTCTAAACTATCACGTATAACAGGTATACCACGTACAACTATTAGTCAAGCTGTAAAAGAGTGTAAAGACTATATAAAACAAACAATAGAGATATGGAATTAATATTAATGATATTAGGAGCAGCAGGACTTGGTCACTTAGGTGCAGAGTTCTTTAGTCAGTTTGACTGGATGCCAGATAAACCAATGAAATGTAATATGTGTTTAACTTTTTGGTTAAATGTCGGACCTTTTATATTTCTATATGGATACGAAGGTATCTTATATGCAGCACTAGCATCAATTATTAGTGAATTATATTTAAAAATACTATTATGACAAACGAAGATTACAACTGGTTAAAGGACAATTACACATTACTGGGTAACGTTAGAATGACACAAGAGCAAGCCAAAGAGCTATATGATGTTTACAACAGGATAACTGGAGATAACAAGCCTGTGTCGTCTTGTGGCCGTTGTGTACTTAACATTAAAAAAAGATTAAAAATAGAATATGAAATCATACACAATTTACGAAACAAAGACAGGTAAGTATACTCTTAATGAGAATGACTTCCCTGTAGCTACTATGAAGGCTAAGTCTTTCGAGATAGCAAAACAAACAATTAAAACCCTAAATAAAACACTTAAAGAAGATGGGAGAGTTTAAAGGCGGAGACCATAACATTAACAGAGCCGGCCGTAAAAAAGGCACAAAGAATAAGAATACAAAACTTATTAGAGAAGCTTATCAAAAGTTAACAGAAGATAACTTAGACAATATGAATAGATGGTTAATGCAAACAGCACAAGAAGATCCAGCAAAAGCAATGGATCTAATGCTAAAGCTATCTGAATATATTATACCTAAGTTAGCAAGACAAGAGATCACTGGACAAGATGGTGAAGATCTATTTAAAGATATTAAGTTCTCATTCGGACCTGATATAAATGATGACGTTAACAGAATAGACGAGTAAATGAATTACACTGGTTTTACACCACATCCTAAACAGAGAGACATGGTTAATGATATTATTGGCAGCGCAGCTAAATACCATGTTGCTTGTGTTGGTCGTCAGTTTGGCAAGTCCTTAATGGCGATCAATCTCTCTCTGTATTGGATGATTAACAACGGACCAGTGAAAGTACTCTGGGTTAGTCCAGTCTACTCGCAGACTACTAAGGTACAGAAAGAACTAATGCAGGCCATCGGCGCATCAGGCATTGTTAAAAACTGTAACTACTCAGATAACTATATTAGATTAAAGAACGGTAGTGAGATTATCTTTAGATCAGCAGAGAAGTATGATAACATAAGAGGTCTAACAGTAGACTATGGTATCTTAGATGAGGCTGCCTTTATGAAAGAGGATGCATGGAAGGAAGCGATCAAGCCAGTCTTCTTAGTACGTGGTAAGAAAGTCCTGTTCATCTCTACACCGAAAGGTAAGAACTGGTTTCATGAGTTATTCCAACTCGCGCGCTCAAACGATTACGATAACTACAAATCATATACAGGCAGTTCATACGATACACCATACATAAACATAGAAGAGATAGAAGATGCAAAGAGAACCTTACCACCTAATGTATTTCAACAAGAATATCTAGCCAAATTTATCGACAGTGGAGGTGAGGTCTTCTCAAACCTACAGAGTAACATCATGCCTACATGGGGCCAGAACAACTCAAAGATCTATTGCGGAGTAGATTTAGGTAAGCAAGAAGACTTCACCGTAGCCACGTTTATGAATGCACAAGGCAAGGTCATTGACATCTATAGAGCCAATGCACAAGAGTGGACCCAAATGACAAGAGAGATCATTACAAGAGTAAAGCGTTACAACGCCACAGTAATGATAGAAGTAAACTCAATAGGTGATGTAATCTATGAGCAAGTCAAACAGCAGTGGGCTGATACACATCCTTTTATGACTACCAGTAAATCAAAGAATGAAATCATTGAGGGACTCATACTTGACATGAATGAGGACACCATAGGTATTCCGGATGCTACTACATTTGCACCGCTTCTAAGCGAGCTCGAAGTGTTTACATATGAATATAATCCGAAGACCCGTAACATCAGGTACGGCCATCCAAGTGGGTTACACGATGACTGTGTGATCTCACTGGCAATTGCAAACTACAACCGTAAGCAAAACAAAACACTGGGTACCTATGCTGTCATGGGCCGCGGTAATTCATATTAACCCAAATTTATATTTCTAAGTAGATGGTCACAATTAATATTAACAATCACAAGTATAAGATACCCGAAAGACTTACAGTGGAGCAATACCATGCAGCACTACAGTTTGACTGGGAAGATCCTAAATACTATCCAATGATAGTGTCACAATTAACTGGCGCACCAATAGCCTTATTGACTAAGGCGAACGAAGAGGCA